TCACCTGTCTTAGCATACTCACGTAAAGCAGATGCCATGATCTGAGTAGCTATCATCATACCAATGTACGGAGCAATCACTGCTGCTTGACGCATCTTCTCTGGAGGAGTGCCGTTAGCTATCAACTGGTTATACCAACCCTTCATCACTACGTTGTTAAACACAATAGAGAATGACTTCAGCTGTGCCAGTAGCTTGAACCGCTCATCAGACATCCAAGCAGGTTTCTGAACCATACGTGGCCGCATCACTGTGTCTTCTACTACGTTAAGAACACCCATCTTAAACTGCTCTTCATAGAACTTATCTTTCTTACCACCTCTAAGATGCCAGTTGTATGCTTCAGATATATTAAGACCTGCTTCAGCAAACTTATCTCCAATACGTACCTGCTCTTTAGCATCACCAGACTTAATTGCTTTCTCATAAGCAACTAAGTCAGCTCTAAATGCTTGTTCACCTTGGATAGCAGCGGTCATACGTAGTGCTTCTGTCCACTGAGGCGTTAGCGTCATGTTATAGAAGAAGTTCTCAAAGTTAGTGATCCTACCGCCTATCTCATTGTCACCAATACGGGCGGCTGCTGTATTCTTAAGCTCATAGGCAGTCATACCTAAGTCTGCAATGATATCAGTAGAGTCCACCAACTTAGCTGCATCGTTAAACGTCAGACCACGACCATGTTTAAACTGCTCTCGTATGATACGTGCTGTTAGCTTACCCGCAGCAGTGACAGTCTTACCTGTTTGTCCCGTTCTGGAGGCTACAACGAACACCTCAGCCAATGAAGGGAGAAGAGATAGTGGTAGTAGGGTTACAGATAAACCCGCTCTAACGGCATTCTGTGCAGTTCTAAGGCCATCCCCTTGGGTGACATCTAAGTTACGTGTAGGGATACGCTGAGATAGGTTCATCAGGTTAGCTAAATCATTAGTTACAGTCTCTACATTAAAGTTTATACCCTGAGCCTTAGCATCATTAAGTACATCTGCTACCCTCTCGTAGAACACCTCGTTGTTAGCTCCAAACTTCTTAATGTGAGCCAGCCTCTCTGCCATCATTTCATAATAAGAATAGATAGACTCTTGAACCTTGGCTTTAGGATCAGTCCAGCTGTTCCAGAAATCCTGCGGAAGCTCTGCCAACATACGATGAGTCTCGACAGCATTCTGGGTGTTAACCTTGATGCCTTGAGTCTTACGCTTACCTACCCTGTTGTTCATTTTCTTAGCTGCTTTCTTCTGAGCTTCTTCTTTAGTCATACCCTCTTCAATAAAAGAATCTACTTCTTCAGAGTACTTCTTAAGTATCTTAGTGTCGGTATCAATACCAAAGTGTTCATAACCTTGGCTTTCGATACGAGCTACGTACTTCTCTACCTTTTCTCTAGTAAGCTCGACACCACGCTCTTGAGATATTGCCATAGCGTCATTGATAAACTGCTCTTTGTTTTGCTTAATCTTCTTGTAATCCAAACGACCATGCAGCGGGAAGTAAGTACCACCTTCAAACAAAGTAGTATCTACCCCTAGCTTCTTAAGGTCATTCTTGATAGTCAAGTCTAAGAAAGTAGATAACTCATTAGATGCCTTCTTACCCTGCTTACTTAGCTTAGAATATGCTTCTTGCTTGGCCTCTCCCTCTGGCATTACACGCTGATCATGTACAGCCTGAGCTTCAACAGCATCTAAAGTTAAGAAAGTACCCATACCTTTGCTGTAAGTTGACTTAAACGCCATTGACTCTGCATGTACTGGCTTTATACCTAGCCTACGTGCGAAAGAACCTTGCTGCTGGTTAAACTCACCAATAAGCTTCTTAGCTTTATCTGTATTTATCTGATTTAGAGTCTTGCTCCCTGCTTCACCCATGAAAGGGGCTAAGTATTTAGAATACAAGTGACCTAGCTTAGTCTCTGTAACTGGAACTTTCTCTTGATTCTTAACCCAACCGCCTGTCTTAGAATCAAACTCAATAATACCCTCGTCTACTTGCTTGGCAAATGACAAGTCTGCATTGTTCTGAGCTTTGTTCATAACGCTAGAGCCTACACCAAAAGGTAAGCCCAACACACCACCAACCAGAGCCTCTACCGCAGACTCTTTCATAGCCTCTTCAATATCTAACTCATCCCAGTAAGAGGTAGCGTTAGCGGCTGCCAAAGTTGTTGATATATCCTGAACACCTTCTGTCGCACCTGATGTTAATGCACTAATACCCATTGCTCTACCTACAGAAGGAGCTTGAGCAACCTGACTACGAATAGCACCACTAAAAGCAGCAGCGTTTCCTGAGTTAATTGCATCCTGTACGTCTGGAGCTATCTGCTTAAAGGCAGGGCCGAGAGCTTTAACAAACTTAGCAGCAGCCAGAGGCTCTAACGCACCTAAAGCAAAACCAGTACCTAAGTCTGCCATAGAAGCGTTGTATGCTTCATCCATGTCCTCTGCTTTTAAACCGATATCACCTACGTTCATAAGGCCAGAGGTTAAACCACCTGCTACTAACGCACCTGTAGTACCTGATGCACCTACTAGAGTGGCGGCAGGAGCTGCTGCAAGTGCAGGTAATGCAACGCCAATAGTACCCGCACCTCTAGCTACTTGATCCAGTAAACCTCTGAAGGAGAACTCACCCTCTTCATACAGAGGATGTGCCTTCACCCTGTTTACTTCTCTTAAGTTCTCGTTCTTGGCATCAACCATAGCCTGTCCGAATGCGCTGTCTGCGAATCCGAATGCCTCTGCTAGTGATTGACCACCTCTGTACAACAGCGCCTGACCTAAGTCAACTCCCGCGCCTACTTGATCTGCTATTCCATCAGGGCTTTGACTAATGTTTTGATCGAACTGCTGATCAGCGGCAGTCCATAGTGAATCAAAGTCTATCGCTTCTGACATTATTTAGTTCCTGAGAGTGAGTTGAGAGATTCTATGTATCCTTTTCTGGCTTTTGTAATATCTATCTCACCGCCATCTGAAAACCAGTTATTTCCATACTCTTTAGCAAAGTAATCCAGAGCATTGCTGCGTAACTCTTGAGGTGCTGTTACAAAGCTAGGGTCAGTGGTATTTATAAGAGTAGCTAAATCGTTTAAATCAGAAGGTTCCCCCTCAATATTAGCTGCTTTTAGCTGAGCAACTATTGAATTTACTTTAGCTGTTTGATTCTTAAAAGGGTCAACTAATCTAGCAGCAGCAGCTGCGATATCATTCTTACGTCTGTTCGACTGTTCCCGCATAAGAGCTAATGCTAAAGTTGCATCTTTATACTTCTTAGCTTCAGCTGCCGTAGCTTCACCTTTCCTAGATGCAATACCTGCCTGTAAGCCCCTACCTAAGTTAGCTAAAGTGCCTTCACCGCTAGACGAACCTGCCAACATAGCAGCACCCATAGCCATCAAGTCAACACGCTCGTTAACAGCATCGAACCAGTTATCAGCACCACTACCTTGACCCTCTGATTTATCAAGAGCAGATGTGTCTTTAAGTTTAGTCTGAATCTTAGCTGTACCTAAACCTAAAGGGTCATTAACAGCAGCAGAAATGCTAGGGTCTATTGTAGGCGTACCTGTTGCCCCTTTCTTAAACGTATCAGGTGTAGTTCCTGATTTAGAAATACCTTTAGTGCTTCCCTGACCTTTAGTACGTCCCATAAGACCATCAGCAAACTCAGAATCAAAAGCCTCTCCTATCTGATCACCAATAAACCTAGCAGGTGCAGAAGCAATATCGAATATATCAGAAGGGAGGTTTCTTAGATTCTGACCTATTTCGTATGCGCTTTGTGGATTAGCCTTTAAACTATTCTTAATAGAATCTATGCTAATATCAGGAATAGTTATACCAGCCTTATCAGCTAACTCTCCAACTTTAGAAACTGCCGTATCTACATAAGGATAAGCAGCGAAAACCGCGTTATCTACATAAGGAGCAGCAGCGTCAACAGCAGTATCAAAAGCTGATCCTACTCCTGATTTAATATCACGCCCTAGTTGAAATACAGGAATCATATCTCTATTTACATTGTAAGCTACATCTCCTGCAAAGTTTCCAAGGTCTGTAAAAGCCTGTGGAATAGCCACTGAAGCGTTGTCGTAAGCGTCTTGCATAACAACACCAGCATCGTCAAACATTAAGTTCCCACGCCTAGTCACATAGTTATATGCGTCTGATATTCCTTTAAGCCTTTCCTCGTTTTCTTTACGTATCCTAGCCTGATCTACAGCCCTAGTCGCTGCACTTGTAGGACGTACTAAACTGCTAGGTAGGTTAAGAGGTATGCTAGAACCTTGTCTAACACCTCCCGCACCTGTTAAATAACTAGGGCTATTATTAAATATAGGAACTGCCATTATACACCTACCTTGTTAAACATATTAACTTGCTGCTGTTGCATTTGTTGCATTTGAGATACCAGCAAAGACTCCAGCAAGTCTGCTTCTCTGTTACGTCTAGGATGTAGCTCGACATTCTTCCACTCGTCAGGGTCACGTAGCTTAGTGATAGCTGTCTGCAAGTCACCGCTGATAACTGCCTTCATTGTCTTGTACTTAAGAGCAGCAGCACCATAGTTATGCAGCAGCGATAGAGCCACTGCCTGTTGTTGTGGTGCTAGTGAATCAAACTTAGGGAATGCATTGCGTAGCTTCTGCTTAGACTTCTCGATATGTCTACGAGTAATGTTCATAGCTATCTCAGCGGGAATGTCAAAGTGTCCCAGCTCATACTCAATAGCTAGAGCATCATCACCCTGCTTACCTACGTAAGGAAGCATAGCAGACTCTAAAGCATCAGGTAGCCCCAACGCCTTGTACTCTCTCAAGTCCATCTGACCAATGTCAATACCACCGCCAAAGGTTAAACCAGACTTTCCAATAACAAGACCATTCTTCTTTGGTAGATATGTTCTAGTTTCAAAGCCTTCTTGCTGCATTAGAAACTGGATTACTGCGTCATCTTTATTCATCATTTACCTGCTTACTAAGTTAGGCTGAAAGGGGTTACAGGAGAATAGTTACCACCTGCTGGGTTAATAACAGGTAGACTAGAACTAGCACCACTCATCATCTTATTAAGGAAGTTACCCCCTAAGCTACCACCACCTGTTACAGGCATTCCTGCAATAGCTAAGCCAGCACCTAGAAGCGCACCGAATGGATCACTAGCGTTCTCAGTGGTTTGTGTCTCAGTACCAGTCATTGTAGACTCGCCTAGTAAAGGACTAGACCCTAAGAAGGAATAGAAGTCTGATAGATTTGTACGAATAGCATCACGAGGAGCGTTGAACATATTAATCTGATCCATTAACTCTTGCTGCGAACGTATGGTACGCTGATTACCTATGTCTGACATCAACATACCTTCTCTCTCACCCAGCTGAAGAGCCATAGGAAGCAAACGCTGCGCGTCTAGTCCTAGCTTTTGCTGACCAAGAGCAGATTCAACTAAGGCTGATTGCGTGTTACGATCAATCTCACCAGCCAGTAGCCCCAGACCTTCTTGACCTTCACTACCACCATACTGACCTACTGCTGATGCTTTCTGAAACAAAGGAATAGAACCACGCTCAAGTGAAGTACTTGCTTGGTTTAATATATCTTTCATCTGCATTTGGAATACAGGGTTGTTGTTTAAGTCCCCTGCTGTCAGGTAGTTCTGAAGCTGCTGCTGACCTGTATTTATTAAACCTGCTAAAGGCCCATCACTATACTGATTCAAAAGCATCTGCTGACCCGCAGCTATTAAAGGGTTTTCAGCAGCAAGCTGCGTCCCTTGATAAATACCTTCAGTACCTAGATTGTACAGATTCTCTGCACCTTCTAAACCAGTAAGACTAGAAGCTCTAAGCTCTTCGCTTAATCTAGTGTCCTGTTCCGTTTCTGTAGTTGTTGTGCTTCCACCACCGCCAAAGAAATCACCCATCTTAAAACTCCTTAATCATAAATACTCTGTTACAAGAATAATCAGGAAGCAGTTTAAGCCATCCTTTCCTACCTTGTATCTCAATTCCATCTAATCCTTTTGACTTAGACCATTCTTCAATAGTTTGCATATACAGTGCAATCCAATCTCTAATATTCTGACCACCACATAGATGTATAAGCAATCTCTGAGTTGCGGGGTATTTAATTAGGTTAGTCACAACAACGCCATCTATATTATCTTCTTCTTCTACAAGCCACATTTGGCTATCGCCTTTAATAACCCTAGTCAATATATCCGAAGCTTTAAATTCAGGTACTTTTGCTAAGACTTTATCTAAGCACTTCTTTATCTTATCTTTGTTATTGATAAGCTCGTCCATTTCAGTTACTCGTGTGATCTTATACGTCAATTGCTTTACCTGTTACATTCAAGTCTAAAGTGTCAAAGGTTACATCAGTAGTGCCTGACGCTAGTGACATCTTAACTGTGATGGCCTGTCCTGCATTCACTGTACCATTAGAACTAAAGCTAATAGGCAAGTACTGCGACCCGCTAAAGTCTATAGTATGTTGCGTCCCTGATATTAACGTACCATTAAGGTACAATCCAATAACAGCAGCAGAGCTACCACCACCATGACGTTTAACATTAGCACTGAAGGTTAACGTATACTTACTGTCAGACAGGAAAGTAATAGTACCTGCTGAGTGACTAGCCGTCATACCTTCTTCATCTGCACGTACAGTGTCATACGCTGTGATAGTAGTCGGAGTAGTGCTAAGCGCCATAGTAGCCCCTGCCGTAGCTAGGAACATACCTGTCTCATGTACCTCACTGATACCACCAAGGAACCTAGCGATACGCTGTAGCTCATTGTTTATATATACAGGGTACGCTTCCATATCCTGTGGAGGAGGCAGCGGAACATACTCAAGTCTCATGCCATACCCTCATGGCTATACTCAATGCTGTATCCAGTTAAGGCCCATACATCATCACTAGCTGATTCAAACCTAACGCCTATATACCTACCACTCTTACGGAAGTTAGCTTTGTAGTCTTGACCTATTACAAAAGGATGCGGATCAGACCAAGACACACCTTCTCCTTGTCTGTTCTCTGAACCCACATATATGTTTACATCACCCTCACCTGTGAAGTGCGGATAGATAGCGTTAACATACTTGACTCCCTTGTCATCGCCAAAGTCAATACCTTCTCTCTCAGCTTTAGAGATGTAAGTAACGGAACTGTTGACAGACAGCCCTGTATTACCTTTGTAAAACTTAGGAGTATCGTACCCAACAATAAACAAAGACTTGTTCGACGGGTTGAATCGTTCTTCTCCCCACGGGGTTGAGTCAGTGTCCCAGTAACCAGAGTCATTGTCCCAAGTAGAAGGGTCAGTTGTTTCGTCAGCTATCACGCCAGTAGTAATGTAAGAAACACCTACAATGTCTCTCTCTGACCATGCATCAACTTCCCAGTTCCATACCAATGCTTTGTTGGCAGCACCATTAGCACTATCCTGTGTAGGGAAGTAAACCCAAATCTCTTTACGAGGTACGTCAGCGACACACTTAACCTTGTCTACATGATCAGGATTAATCTGGGTGTACAGAGCCTTAGACATCTTGCTGGTTATGACAGACTTCTTAGAAGTACCATCATGTACATAAACATCACTGACACCTACGACAAAGTGCTTGCCGTCAAACTCAGTAACACAATCACGAGAAAGAATACCCGTATCATCACTAAACACTTTCCTGAATGAGAATATAAAGTTACCGCCTATGAACTGCATAGCCCATACTGCGTCACTTTTGTAAATAAAGAACGTATCGTTGAGCGCAAGCCCATCAATACACCGACCTGCTGTATCTGGTAGGATGTTGTAACCAGCCTGTACCGCTGGGTCTACCGCATCCCATGAAGCAGGTATACCACCTAGAGGAGCTGTATCACTCCACTTAACCATTGAAGGGAAAGCTTCTCCAGTATTATTAACCACATCTAAAGCAATCAAGTAGTTCTTAAACGGACGCACAACACCTGTAGTCCAACCTGTAGGCCATGCTGTCAAGTCTGCCATCTTGCTAGACGCTGGGCTATAAAACTGAGGAGCGTCCTGTCTGTTGTTCATTATCAAAGCGCCATTAAAGATAGAGGAAGTCCATCCATCTTCATAGTCACCAGTGTAGTCTACGTCTGAACCAGATGTCTGCCTAGTTACATTAGTATTAGTGTTGCCATCTGTCCTATATATCTTATCTTCACTAGCATAGAACCAATAAGGAGCAGTATAGTCTGTCCAAGGCACAGCAATAATAGGCGTAACGGCAGGGGTTATAAAGACTGCCTCATATCCTAATGCTCTGTTGGTTCGGTGGTTATCAAAGTCAATATTACTTACTGAACTCCATATCTCATTAGGTAGCTCATACGGAGACAGGTCAATGTTAACCCCTCGCGGTCTTGATATTTCTACCTTCTTATATGGCATAATTAACCAGTCCTTTTCCAGCGATATACAACACAGTATGGAGGCATGTTCTCGTGAGCGCTGCCGCTACCTTCTGATTTACTCCTAGACGTACTCCAGCCATCATCGTCCGTACCGCCACCAAAGGTTCCCGGCCCTATATTGTTCTGTACAGCAGTCCATCCTGAAGGGCGAGAGCTGCCAGAAGAACCACCATGTAAGGTAGTGTGATAGTGTGATGGCATTTGAGATTTAGTTAACGATACAGTCTTAGCACCGCCAGTGTCATTAATATTATCAAAGTCACTATCAGCTGCGTTATAACCTACAGTTACTCTACCAGTACCATAGGCAACCCAAGTAGTACCAGTGAAGTATGTTGATGGGTTAGCAGAATTGGTAGTTTCAAACAAGCAACCAACAGGATAAACTAGATCATAAATATTACTAACACCAGTTAATAGGTTTAACTCTGCTGTAGATGAAGTACAACCATCTAGCTTATTTAACTCTGCTGCTGTAGCCGTAACACCATCAAGTGTATTAAGCTCGTCTGTGGTTACAGTAGCGCCATCAAGTATATTAAGCTCAGCGGCTGTAGTTGTAACTGCTGCTGAACCAAGATCAGAAAACTGAGTTTGCAATACACTCTTAAGAAGACGTATATGATTATCTCCCTGAGCCTTGCTGTCAGTCCCTAGTGGATTACTTGACACTAAGTCAGTTATGTATGTTGCCGTTTCAAGTCCCATTATAGCCTCTTAATTATTTACGATATTTAGCTGTCTTCTTAGCTATCTTCTTAGGCTGCCTAGATACTTGTTTGCCAGCCTTAGTGTCTTTACATTTCTTCCTGCTTGTCTTTGCATACTCTTTAGAAGATAATGCCTTCCTTGCCTTCTTAGGTAGGTAGCGTTCACAAGTAGCCTTCTTACCTTGAGTACTATTCTTACCTGACTTAGTACCCCACTCTTGTTTAGTCCACTTCTTCAGACTCTTCTGTGATTTCTTTAGCGCCATGACTGCCTAGCCTTCTTCTTAGCTTTATCTGACAATTCTCCAAAATGAAACAAAGGTACGCTTGTCTTGCCATGTGTTTTACCAGAATGTAAAGAACCATTAGGCATCTTATGGCTTCCACCTTTATGAGCAGTGCCATCTTTCTTGTAGTGGTTTACACCTTTCATTTGTAGCCTCCACCTGCTGCTTTGTATTGCTTGGCTAACATCTGAGCTTTCCTTGCAGACCATTGACCAGCCTTACCACCCTTAGTACCTGCTTTGATCTTGTTGAACAAGTTCTTACGCATGGTAGGTTTAGTGTAGTTACCTGCGGAGTTAACTGTAGACTTCTTCTTAGTAGCCACGCTTCTTCCTCTTCTTATTCTTTGCTACTCTCTGACCTCTTTTAGGCAGGGGCCGCTTCTTGTCTTTACAACCACATGACTTCTTCATAGTACTACCTCTTAGACTTAGCGCCAGAACACTTCCAACGCTTACGTGAAAGGTTGTTAGGAGTGTTAGGATCGTTCTGCTTCTTCTTAGGCAGACGCTTCTTAATCCCAAGGCTACGAGCGCAATAGCTATCGCCTTTAGCTGTACCCGCTTTTACTCTAGGGCCGCCACCTTTAGCCTTACCTGCTTGTCCGTAACTAACCTTCTTACCACTAGAAGTTATCTTTACCTTTGCTTTACCTTTACGAGGTTTTCTAGTAGCCATTACTTATCCTCATCTTTTGTTTCATTAAATATACTTTGTATAGTATCAGACTCATATATCCTAATACCTAACCATACAATCGTCAGCAAAGACGCTGTAGGTGGTAGCCATGCCGCTAGTGATGCTACTGCTGTTGACGCTGCTGCTACATCTAACATATCTTTTGTTTGCTCATCCATTTGATTGACCTATAATCCAAGAAATTACAGAGTACAAACCAAAGGCTAATATGGCTATGCCTGTAATCTGTACTGTGTTCCAAAACACTGCTTTACGTTTACGCTCCTGTGCGTATACAGTCTTCTCACGCTGATCTTTAATCTTCCTACGTAAAGCTACTAGCTCAGAGTAACCATTAGGGCCATACGTATACATCAGGAGTTCTCTGAGTTCCTTCTCTTGTTGCTGTACTTTCTTGTTATGGGCATATATCTGCATTGCCTCTTGTTCAATAGACTGTCCTGAAACAATCTTCTTAAACAAAGGCGGGTTCTCAACTCTACGTTGACATTCGTTTAAATCACTTACAGCTCCGTACCAACGAGCTATCTGTCCAAAGGTATCCTCCACTTGACGACCAGCAGCTACCATGCGCTTGATAGTACCAAACGCGTTAGTGGCTATACTGATGGCTGTGACGGGATCAATCATTAGCTATTCTCTAATTGAGTTATACGCGCTTCTAGTTCTTGGATGGTGGCTACGAGTAGAGGCACCAGCTTGCTCTGGTCAATGCCCTGATAATCTGGAACAGACCT